CGAGTCGAGGCTCGAGACGTCGATCTCGGGCCGATCCCCGCTGCGTTGAAAACTCACGATCTCGTTGAGCGTCACCCAAACGGTTGGCGAGCCGGCACCGGGCCCTGCCTCGCCCGCGCTCATTTCGTGGGTGACGCCTTGCGCGCTTACGGCTTGCGATGTCATAGCGAAAAACTCCTTTCAGGCTTTGAGGTGCTGCGCGATAAACTTCGCCGCCGCGGTGGCGACGACGTCGAAGGAACCCCGCACGTTCGCGTCGAATGCGGGTTTTAGAAAAGGCTTTGGCGAAATGCCGGTTTTGCCGAGCTCAACCCACCGCCAGTAGTAGCCGAGGCGGCGAATCGCGATCCCGTACGCCGACTCATTCGAGTAGGCGTATTTGCCGGTGCGCAGCTTCCGGATCGAGATCTGCCGCGCGAGGTTCCCGGGCTGCACCAGGTGGCGCTCGCGGCCGCCCTTGAAGCGCACCACGTGCGGCACCGAGGAGCGCACGACGCGGCGCTTGGCGTCGCGCGCCCACACCGCGACCGCAGAGCGCACCGCCTTGTCGAGGATCTTCTGGCGCATCTGCGGCGCGAGCGAGCGCAGGCGTTTAGCTACCTCGTCGAGCGCGCGGCCGTCGAGTTTCAGCTCGATGAAGTCGGCCACGACTCAATCGGCCTCGAGCCACCCGAGGAAATCCATCTGCACGAAATGCTGCTTTGTCTCGTTGTCGTAGAGCGAGAGCTGCTGGATTAACCCGATGCGCATGCTCGACACCACCGCGTCGTCGAGTCGCGATTTCACCGCGCGGGCGATCTCGCGCGCGTCCGCATTCGTCCTGGCAAAGCAGCTCACCTCGCAGTCGACGCGGGTCAATTTCGAGGTATGGCCCGCGAGCGATCGCACCGGCTGCTCGGCGACCAGGTACACGAGCGCCGGCACCGAGCTGCCCTGCGGCCGCACCGTCGGGTAGATTCGCTCGCCGACCAGGCCGACGATCGTCGCGTCGGCACGCAGGTGCGCCGCGAAAACGTCCTCGAACGCCGGCGCCTCAGCCATCGTTCACCCCCTCGGCGACCAGGAATGCGAGCTCGCGGTGGCGCTCGGCGCTGTCGATCTGCGCGACGATGTTGTAAACCCGCTCCTCGAACACGAACCGCATCGCCGCGGTGACGCCGGCCCGGTAGCGGATCCTGATCCGCCCGGTGACTTCGGAGTGGTGCTGCTGCGCGGCGAAGAGCTCGCGACCGGCGAGCGGCTCGACCGCGGCCCACAGCGTCGCGACATCGCTCCACGCGTCGTCGGGCTCGCCCGAGGCGTGCTGCTGCGGGCTCCCCGCGGCGCGCTGCTGCAGGGTCACGCGGTGTCTCAGGCTTCCGGCGCGCATGCGGGCGGCTCCAGGTCGCGTAGCTCGGCCCCCTCGAGCTCGACGATCGGCACCTCGAGCGCCGCCATGCGGATCCGCACCGCGCGCACGTTGAGGAGCTCCACACCATCGACGAATACGCGGTGGCACCGGTCGCGTACCGGGACGATCTGCACCTGGCGGCCGGTGAGCGCCGGCGTCGCCCCCTCGACGTCGACCGTCGGCTGCTGCGGGAACGGCCAGGCGGCGAGCACCTCGTTCATACCCGCTGCACCCGCCGGCCCATCCGATCGGCATACTCCCGCGCCAGGCCGCCGGCGATCTCCGACAGGGTGTATTGGCCGTACGCGAGCGCGTGCGCCCACGGGCGGCGGTCGACGCGCATCGGCCAGGCCAGATCCCACGTTGACACCCCGAACGCCGCAGATCGGTAATCGACCATCACCGGCACCCCGGCCACCGCCGCCTTGCAGGCGACGGTGCTGGTGCACGTCACGACCGCCCACGCGCGCGCCAGGCGCTCGGGGAGCGGCACCGGGTCGCCTTTCTCCGAAACGAATACCCGCCGCGTGGTGGCCTGTGCGAGCCGGTGGAGCGTCTCCCCGAGCCAGTCGCCGAGGCCGAAGAGCTCGACCACCGCAGCGCTCGGCGGCACCACCATCACCTCTTCGCCCTGGCGCGTCCACGGCGCGAGCTCGAGGCCCTGCTGCTCCCACCGGTCGACGGGCGAGGCGGGCGAGAAGTTGTGCTGGTAGGCGTTCGGCACCACCCGCAGCCAGTCTTTGCCGTCCTGCGTGTAGGCGCGGTCGAAAAAGACGTATCGCTCGCGCTTGGCGATGATCTGCTTGAGGATCCCGAGCGCGCCGAACTGCAGCCCGCACACCAGGTGCAGCGCGCCCCATACTGGCTCGGCCCGGTCGGCGCGCACGCGCTCGGCGCCCCACCCGCTCGCGATCGCGTCGAAGTGCTGCGGGTTCTTGCGCCCGCCGATGTCATACAGAACGGCGCGGGTCACTTCTGGCCCCGCGCCGGATCGTTGGCCGGGATCGAGAGCCCGATCGGGCAGTCGCCGCGGCGCTCGCAGGCCGGGCGCCCGATGCAGGAGGTGATCAGCAGGAAGCACACGCCCACCAGGCCGAGCCCCAGGATCACCCCGCCCCACCAGGCCGCGCGGCGGCCCATCCGCTCGATGCGCCCGAGCTCGCGATCGCCGTCACCCACGCCGCCAAACCTCCTTCACCCATTGCGCCGGCGCTGTGTGCGGCTTGTCCGGCCCGTGGAACGACACCACCCGGCAATCGGCCGGGATCCCGTCCTTGCAGTGGTAGCGATACGAGCGATGCCAGGCGCGCGGCAGGAGCCGCCACCGGTACCCATGCGCCCCCGGCGCCGTCGCCTCGGTGATCCACTTTTGATCGCCGTCGAGGCGCCGCGCCACCGCCGGGTGCCACTCGGTCCACACCTGGTCATGCTCGCCGGCGTTCCACACCATGAGCGAGCTCGAGTACTCCGAGCTCGCCCACCCCCAGTCGCGCAGATCGGTGATGCCGCCGTGCTCGACCACCTCGTCGAGGCCGCCGACGATGCACACGTCGAGGTCCAGGTACAGCACCCGGCCCTCGAACGCGCCGGGGCGAAACAGCTCGATCTTTGCCCACCACCCGCGCAACGCCGGGTTGAGCGCGATCGGCTCGATGTCCTGGTCGAGGCCCGTGCGGTCGTCGGTGAGGCAGACAAACCGGTGCGCGGCGCGCAGGCGCCGAGCGACCATGTCGCGCAGCACGAGCACATAATTCGGCGGGTACTTCGCGCCCTGCTTCACGCAGGCGACGGTGATCACATCCGCCATCCGACCGCGGCCTGCTGCGCGATGAAGCCGACCAGCGGGCCCGGCGCCCGGCCGCGCATCACCATGAGGACCACCTGCGCCCGGTTGGTCGCGCCGAGCTTCTGGCGGATCGCGTGCATGTGCACACGCACCGTCGCTGGTGCCATGAACAGCCGCCGGGCGAGCACCTTGTTGCAGGCCGCGTCCTCGAGAAACGACTCGAGGACGCGCCGCTCGGCGCGCGTGAGCTCGGCGCCCTTGGGGGGGCGCCGGTAGCGCGTCACGCCCCGCCGAGGGCGGTGCGCGCCACCGGCCGCGGCGCCTCTTTGCGCAGGTTGCCGCGCCAGATCTCGACCGTGCGCGCGAGGCCATCGCCGAGCTCGACGCACGGCGCCCACCCGAGCATCTCGCGCGCCTTCGCCCCGGTCGAGTTGAGGTAATACACCTCGCCGGGGCGCTTGGGGATCGAGTGCCAGTTAATCACGCCGCGCCAGTCGAGGAGATCGACGATTTCCCCGGCGAGATCTCGGATCGAAAGCGCGTTATTCGGACCGGTGACGAACACCTGGCCGCGCGCGACGTCGATCTGCGTGAGGATCACCTCGTAGAGCTCGACCAGGTCGCCAATCCATAGGAAGTTGCGCCAGGGCTCGGGCTCGCCGAGGTTGCACGTTGCCCCGCGCAGCATCTGCGTGATGATCCGCTCGACGATGAAAAAATCGTTGTCCGTGCGCCCGTAGGCGTTGGTCTGGCGCAGGATCGTGAACGGGAAGCCGTACGCGTATTCCATGTACTGCAGGTATTTTTCGCAGGCGAGCTTCGCCACCGCGTAGGGCGCCATCGGCCGCTGCGGTGTGTCCTCGTTGAACGGCCCGCCGCTGCGCGGGTGGTGGCCGTAGGTTTCCATCGTCGAGGCCATCACGAAGAGCTGCAGCGCCGGGTTGTGCTGGCGGTTCGCCTCGGCGAGGTTGACGGTGCCGATGTAATTCACCTCCGACACCTCACGATAGCGCTCGAACGAAAACGCCACTTCGCTCCGCGCGGCCAGGTGCAGCACGACGTGCGGCTTGATGTACTGCACGAGCTGCTCGAGGCGGGCATGCAGGCGCAGATCGCACACGTGCTGGTTCTCGCGCCGGACCTCGGGGTTTTTCTGGAACGATTCGGCGCGCTCGTAGATGCCGTGAACATCGTGCGCACGATGCAACGCTCGCACGAGGTACTGCCCGACGAACCCGCTCGCGCCGGTGATCAAGATTCGCATGCGCCTTGTTCCTCCTTGTGGGCGGCAATCGCGGCGTTGACGCGCGCGATGGCCGCGTTGATCTCAGGTCTGAGTGCACGTAGGCGCTCGGTGTCGCGCTCCGAGGGCGTGCGGCCGTCGGCGCCGCGCATGCGCTTGGACGCATACACCGAGTCGTTCGGCGCCTTGCCGTACTTGTGGTGCATGTGCTCGATGAGCACATCGCGGCGCCAGACGTAGCACCCGACGCCGCGCGCGATCTGCTCGGGGACGTCGTCGCACCCGAAATGCTCGAACGGCCCGAGGCCGGCTATATCGCCCGTCCAGGTCATGTAGCCGACCGCACGCACCCATTCCCGCGAGACAAACCAGTGCGTGCCCTTGTCCTGCTTGGTGCCGTCCTCGGGCGATACGACCGCGAGACGGCCCGGCCACCTCGCGAACTCTTCGACAATCAGCGCATCCCAGTCCTGCGTCCGAAAGACCAGGTCATCGGCGCAGAGCATGAGGATCTGGCCCGATGCCTCGCGCACGAGCGCCTCCCACGCCTGCGCCACCGGCCGCCGCCGCCCCACGTAGTAGCCGATCTCTTCGCTCGACTTGAGGTACTCCGCGAGCTGCGGATCGTCCTGGTCGACGTAGGCGCAGATCTCGATCATCCCGGGCAGCGCTGCCTTGCGCACCGCGGTCGCCACCATGCCGAGAAACCGCTCGACGCGCGATCGCGTCGGCACGAGCAGCGAAAACGCCGGTTTCAAGCGAGCACCCGCTCGAGCGCCTCGAGCACCATCGGCACCGTTATCCGCGCCATTGCCTGCTCGCAGTGCGCACAGCGAAACCGCATCCCGCAAGGCTCCCCACCGGTGAATAGGTTCTCGTGGAAGTCGTAGCCGGTCGTGCGCGGGGCGATGTAGCCGCCGAACACCACCACCGCCCGCACCCCGAACGCCGCCGCGCAGTGATGCAGCCCGCCCTCGGGACACACCACCGCGCGCGACCAGCTCACCGCGGCGGCCGCCTCGCGCACGTCGCGCGTCACGACGTGCTGCACCCCGCGCAGCACCGCGGTGCCGGGCACCCCGAGCTGCAGCCACGGCACCTGCGGCGCGGCGTTGACGAGCGCCTGCCAGCGATGCCACCCCCAATCCTTGCCGCGCGGGGCGCCGGGCTTGATGTTCGGCTCGACGACGACGCGGTCGCGGAGCTCGACGAAGCGCGCGCGCTCATCGGCCGAGAGATAGATCTCGCCTGGCTCGACCTTGTAATCGGTGTACGCGTAGCGCTTGCGGCCGTCGAAGCGCGCGTAATCGAGGTACGGCCGGTGCCCGCCGCAGTTGTGGAGCCATTGCACGGCGGCGCCGGCGGCCACCTGGTCGGGCTTGGCGAGTCGCGGGTTGCCGTCCCATATCGGGTGCCAGCGCGCCTCGCCTTGCCGGCCGCGGACTGCTACCGGCCGCGGGTCGAGCGCCTGCAGGCGACGGGCGTCGGCCGTCGCGATGATTTCGTCGCCCCACCCCACGTCACTCGGCGCGGCGCCGCCATATCGTCTGCCACTCGCCGCGCGGCCCCTTGGGCTTTTCGACGAGGTCGAACTGCTTCACCAGGTGCGCCTCGACGTTGACGCGGCGGTGATCGCTGCGCGCATCGTCGATCACCGGACCGGGCAGACGCACCGCGACGATCGAGCCGGCGAGCTCGAGCGCCTGGCGCAGGAATTGATCCGGGCGCTTGAGCTTGTGCAAGATCGAGAGCAGCAGCACGACGTCGTGGCGCCGCAGCGGGTGCTCGGCCGCCCATTCGGCCCATCGGTTGAGATCCACAGCGCGGAGCTCGACGGGGAGCTCGCCGATGAGGCGCCGGCCGGTGTCGATCTCACTCGGCACCATCGAGAACCCGAGCACCTTGGCAGCGCCGGCTCGAGCGAGGTGCATCGAGATGAGGCCCTCGGCGCACCCGAAGTCGAGAACCGTC